ATAGAACAAGTTTGTGACGACATAAAGACGTTGCTTCTGGAGAAGAACGCAAAGTACGGCGACAGTGCACTTTCCCCGAAGCGCATATTTAGTCACCAAGGCTCCACAGAGCAAATCCTAGTCAGGATAGATGATAAGTTGAGCCGAATCGCTACACGAGGCTTTAGGGGGGAGCAAGATGAAGATACTTTAAATGATTTAATTGGCTATTTAGTCTTGCTTAAAGTTGCAGCCCGCGATAAAATAGAGCCTGAAGACCCAGATGGGTTCCATGGGAAGTCATATAGGGTATTTGTTAATGAAACGGAGGCAGAATGAGTAAATTCTTTATAGAAATAGGAACTTCTGACTTTGATACCTTTGAACATTTGGCTGAAGAAGGCTGGAAAGGTATCTTTGTAGAGCCTGTGAAAGAACTGTTGGATAATTTAAAGCGATATGATGGGTGTGTTTACGAAAATAGTGCTGTTTTAGATAAGATGGACACCATGCCTATACAGTTTTATGACCCTGAATGGGCAGAAGGATGGGTAAGAGGTGTAGGTAACCTAGATATGGTCATGAACAACTTCAACTCTAACAAGCATTGGAGTGAACATGTAAGGACAAGAGACGTTCCTGTAGTAACTTTGGACCATTTACTTGCTAAACATGACGTAACACGAATAGATTACCTAAAGATAGACATAGAAGGATGGGACTATAAGATTTTAGACAACTATTCTTGGAAGATTAAACCTAAAAAAATCCAAGTAGAGTATAAACATTGGGAAACACATGGCGTCGAACCTGATACTTACATAAAAAAGTTAAATGACATGGGATATGAGTGTTCTATGGATGATGAAGACTTAACAGGAGTACTAAATGAGTGAAACAGTAAAATGGGAACCCTCTTTTATGAGGTTAAGTCCTTCGAAAATTAACACATATCACAAGTGTCCGCGAGAATTTTACTATAAATACATAGCAAAAATCCCTGAAAAGAAGACTATACACTTATTTCGAGGAACTTTAGTACATGCTGTGCTAGAAGACTTGTTTAAGAAGGAATTTAGAAACTTCACTGCATGGGAAAAGGGAGACCCAGCAGAGTGGATGGAAGAACAGTTCCAAGAAAGATGGGCAAAGGACATAGATTCTAAGTTTTGGTTGTCTGAATTACATTCTGATGAGGAAATGGCTGCTATGAAAGTGGAAACACAAGATTTATTACAGAATTTTGTCAAATCTGTGAACAAAAAACTCAATGAAATGGTAAAATGGAAGATTTATAAGTCAAAATACCAAGCTTGGAACTCAGTTGCCCCAAAATATGCCGAAAAATGGGTAAAATCCAACGACTATGCAGTGATTGGTATCGTGGATGCTGTCTGTAATGATTTTGATGGCGGGACAACATTGCTAGATTACAAGACATCAAAACGTTATGGGCCTTATCTACCTGAAGACTATTACAGGCAGCTAATCATTTACGCATTTTTATATACATTAGAGATGGGAGAGATGCCAAACTTCGTCGGAGTGAATTATTTACGCTTTGATGATACATTTTTCGTTAAAGTTAACCAAGGAGTGTTAGATGAAGCGAAGGAAACCATCAAATTTGTACACGATTGCCTAAAAGAACGTATGGAAGTAGAGGAAAATTACGAACAGAAGCCTCAAAACCTATGTAAGTGGTGTTCATATCACACATCTAACGGTGGAACATGTGACGCAGAGATACCTAAATGGAAACCTAAGTTCGGAAAGAAGAAAACTTACGACAAGGATACGTTTAAAAACGCTACATTAGATGAAGACACCATTCAGACAGCTTTAGATGTCTCAGAAGAGGGTGAAATTAATACAAAATGGGACGATTAGAGCAAAAGCTTTAAATACTAGGACGCCGTAAAACATTTATCCATGGCGCGCGATGACTATGGGGCCATTTCTGTAATCTCTGATGAAGAGAAGGAAATCCTAGGCATAGGAGGCTCCAGAAAACCTGATGATGAAGAAGAAGAGAAGCTTTTCGAGACTATTGGCAAAGCTGCTGATAAAATCGGAGAAACACAGGTTGGAAAGAAGATTGGAACCATAATCACCGTTTTAATGCTAGCCGTACTGAGTGGAGGGGCCAATATGACTATTCTTCACGATTTTTTCAATGGAGAAGAAGAAATTGGTCCCGTCGGGGGCTGCTTACAAGTAGACGCCACTAATTACAACCCCAAAGCTACTTATGACGATGGAAGTTGTAACTTCTTGATTATTATATATGGATGTACTAATTCCGAAGCTGAAAACTATCAACCGAATGCTACACATGACGATGGTCGTTGCGTAGTTATAAATGATAACCCTAATGGGACATCTAATGGTAACGAAACAGCTGCTATTTATGGTTGTACAGACATAGAAGCTAATAATTATGATGATAAGGCCACTGAAGATGATGGTTCATGCGATTATGAAGATGAGTATGAAGAAGAACATGGAAACCACACTTCGGTACATTTTTACCCCGGTTGGTATAACGAAGAAACAGATAATATGTCTGTGTTTTGGGTAGACCCAGACGCAGATGGTATATCCGTTTTAACAGATATAGATACAGACTGTTTTGATTATAGTGCGTCTGTATTAGTTTATGTAGATGTATGGCACGAAGAGTCTGGTGATTATAACTGGACAGACATATATTTAACAGTTAATGGTGAGGATTGGGACAGCCATTGGTTTAATTTTACATTTGAAGAACTTAATGAAACTGAAGGTGAATGGGCTATGTGGGTAGCATTACTTGTATGGGACGAAATAGATGAAGAATATATATTCCAACAACAATTTGATATACCAAGAATAAGAGTGGAGGCTCCTGAATGAGGGCTGATAAAATGATTCAAATAACTCAAAAATTAAGTGAGATTATATCTGATTTAGATGATGTGAAAACAATGATAAAGAGAGCCCAATTCGAGGAGACTTATGACGAATGATAGAAACAGCAACAAACATACTATTGTTGATAATAATTACAATGTTAGCGTCGATGGCAACCGTGTTCATCATACTATCAGGCAAGATGATTATAAAATCACTGTCACGATTGAAGCTACCCAAGCTAAAGAAGACAGTGAAAAAGAAGAAGCAGAAGGAGGAGAAAAAAATGAGTAAAGACAGAACAGCAAGCGAAGGAATAACATTTAACGACATTTTTATGTTTATGATTGCAGTACCTTTAGTTTTACTCTGGGTTGGTTTTGCAGGTTTCGTTATACATACGGGACTTAATAATTCAGCAGTTCTTGAGAACATTGAAGCGTATACAACTTTAATAGCAATTCTAGGAGGGCCAGCCCTTCTTATTATTAAAGATGCACTAGATGTATGGAAACAAGAACAGGCAGAGAAGACTGCTTTCTATAAAGTGAAAGCACAAGCAGTTATTGACTATAATACATCGTCACAAAATCAAGCCCAATTAATTGAAACTAATCAACAGGCATATGAACATAAAACTGTAAAGACAGTAGCAACAAAGAAAAAATAAGGAGAAATAAATGGCAACAACAGCGCTAAAAGGCTCAGGTTATACTAACATGGAAGCCGCAGTAGACGCTCTTCAAGCAGCAACTAACTCACTTACATTAGGTGCAGACACCTATATGGGTGTTGAGAAAGTTGGTGCAGGTAATTGGGCTTACTGGTGTATACACGATAATTAAGGATAACCTTTATATAGATAGACATTCTATTAGTACTGTGGCTCCTAACGGACCACTGAACCACAGGTACTTACGCATAATGTGTCTATGGGGCCACACAACGAAAGCTTTATATAGTGCGATTGTATTATATAAAGACAGGTGAAATAACCTATGACAAACGAAACAAACAACAATACAGCTGATAATAACACAGCACCTGAGAACAACAACACAGGTGATGATGGTAACATCACTGCAATATTAGACACTGTAGAAGAATCTGGAATATTAGATACTTTAATGGACGAACCATTACTTATGGCATTAGCTGCTGTAATATTAGGTATGGGTGCTTATATCGCTTATACTGTACCAGCTGTTAAATTGTTAGTCTTTAAATACTTAAAGAATAATGAAGCTGAATTAATGGGATTACTAGATAAGAATCTAACAAAAGCCCAGATGAAAGCTTTTGACAAGATGGAACCTCTTGCGCAAAAACACATCAAAGACTCATTAGTCAAGAATGTATTAATTACAGCTTGGGATGAAAAAGATGATGAACTTGCAGCATTAGTTAAATCTAAAGTAAAGGCAGCCCTTGACGAAGCCAAGTAATGGAAGTCAGGGAATACGAAGAGCGATTACGCCAGCGAGTCGGAGAAGGTGAATATGCACGTCATAAAGAGCTTGTCCGTCTTCTGGCGCGCAATCTTGCTCTTGAAGACGTTCTGTGGGAAGAAATTCTTGTATCTATTCGGGATGTTGACGCTCGAACAGAGTTATTGCGACAAAGAAATACAATCGTTAAAGACATACATACAGAATTCAGAGCGTTGAATATAGAAATACCCACTGTTGTAGAAAAGAACAGTGAAAACTTCTCAAAGATACTGGAGGACATTATAGATGACAGCGATAAAGAACGAGAAGAACCTGAAGAACGCGATTAGTGGTTTCGCTGCTCATGATTCCAGAAGTTTAGAAAAGATTTTTGACGTTTGTCGTCAAGACGAAAAAAAGATGACTCTTTTATTAAGAGCATTTTGTGAAGCTTATTTAATTGACAATAAACAACGGCCTCTTAGATTGAGACCTTTACAAGAAGATATTATTGTTAAAGCATTAACTTATCCTAATGGTGATTCCGATAAACATCGTAAACTTGCTATATTGGCTCCACGAGGCAGTGGTAAATCTTTTGCTCTTTCGGTAGCTGTAGTTATCTATATGTTCTTTAATAGATTCAGAGATTTGATATTTATTTTAGCTCCATCTGAGGACCAAGCTTCACTTATATTTAATTATTGTTATAGGCATTTTGCTGATAATGCTTTTTTAAATGGCTTAGTTGACCATTATAGGTTTCACAATAAACCTAATATCACAATGAAGGGAGGAACAATTCTACGTAGAGCTCCTTTAGCACCTTCTAATCAAGGTCAAGCTATACGTGGACAACACCCTACAATGTGTATTGTAGACGAGAGTCCTTTAATTGACGATAGATTATTTGTTGATAATGTAGAACCAGCGATTGTATCTAATAGAGCCCCTTTTATTAATCTAGGTACACCCAAGAGTAAAGAAAATCATATGTGGCGTTATCTTTATGATGATGCATATGAACAATCATTTGAGCGAATGGTATATACATGGAGAGATGCAGTAAAAGCAGGAAGGGCTTATTCTGCACCTTACACTGATGAAGATATGGCTGAAAAGATGAAGGAATGGGGGGAAGATTCAATATATTGGAGAACAGAATATGAGTGCGAGTTCGTCGAATCGGTCTCGAACATCTTCAATCCCGAATTACTCAAAGGATGCCTCACACGAGGACTTTCCTTTGTCGAAGGAGGAAAAAGTTATCCTAATTGTGTTGTCGGTGTTGACATTGGTAAATCTGTTAATAGCACTGTTATTAGCGTATGGAGTACATCTAAGGACTCAGATGCTAACAGAGCAAATCTCATTTACATTGAGGAAATATCTCCAAAGTCAGGTGGACATGACATTCCATATCAACGTAAGCGTATTATGGATATTGCAAGCGATTATGGTGCTGAGCGTGTTATTATTGACGCTACGGGTATTGGTGGTGCGATTGAGCAAGAAATAAGATTAGCCTGTATAGAACATAAACCACAGATACATTTTATACCTTTTATATTTACTGGTGGCCCTAGAGGTACTAAAACACAAGTATATAGAGATTATGTATCTTATATACAGCAAGGTCTGGTGAGAGTACCTCATCCAGATGGCCTAGAACCACCTCAAGCTAAATTAATTAATAAATGGCTTAGAGAACATATAGATTTAGAATATGTTATGGATGCAGCTAATAAAACAGAGAAGATTGCTGCACCCGATGGTAAACACGATGATTATTGTGATAGTAGTGTAATAGCACTACACGCTTCTTTAGCAATGTTACCTACCGGTTCATCTTTTGCTAGTGTAAATATACAACAATCTGGACAAAGAAGACGTTCTACGGAGAAAAGGTCACTTTTTACAACTACACGTAGAAGCAAAAGCCTTAATAAGGGCCGTTTAACAGGTATTTAAAGGTTTTGTAACACTTAAATCACTAAATCGAGCGAAAGCTTTATATACTATAATATACTATTAGTATTTGATAGCCGTGGCTCTACGTGATTACTGGCCTTTTAATAGGCGGAGTTTTGCAACTAAAGGGACAAACCCTCCATTCTCCAAAGATGACCCTAGAAGTTTTGGTGCTGGTGTAATAAAACGATTACAACTACAAAACAATCCTAGTATCTTTGGTAAAAGCGGAGGAAACCTTAAAGAACCACAGATTGGTGACAATAGAACATATATGAATGTATATCTATCAGACCCTATAGTTAGGACTCTTATAGATTTACCATGTATGTATGCCGCTAAAGATGGGTTCGATATTGTAACAGATAGTGA